ATAATGGAAAGCCCGCACAAAATAGGGCTATTATGTGGGAAAGACAAGGGGAATGATACGCATTCGTACGGTATGAAATATTTATGGAGGACTAAGGGAAATAAGGCATTACAGGCGCATAGAGGATTTTACAAAACGACGTACTTTACGGAACTAGGATGTATTGATTGCTTGCTCTTCAATCCCGATGTGCGGATAGCGGTTATACGAAAACCCTATACAGAGGCAGCGAAAACCCTGAATACAATTAAGCGGTACTTTGAGTTAGATGCTATAAAACGCTTATTTTATGAGGTACATGGAGTTATACCTAAACCAGTGCAGAAAAAAGAGAACTCCCTAGTATTTAATTTTAAGAAAACAATCACAAAAGAGGGAAGCATTGACGCTTATGGCGTAGGCGGGCAGATAACCGGGAATCACTACGACGTTATTATATGCGATGACTTCGTCGTATTGAATGACCGATTGAGCAAAGCGGAAAGAGAAAAAACAAAGCAATTTATCACTGAGATAATGACAAACGTAGTTGACCCGGGCAAGAAGGTTATATTTGTAGGCACGCCATGGCATAAAGACGACGCGTGGAATATGAAGGGTATGCCTACACCGATAAGATACGATGTATAGCAGTGAACTATTTGCTATAAACTATGAATTGAAACATACAGCACCCGCTAATCTCGAATTTGCACATCCTCAATACGAGCGGTGGGATTGGCAAGGCACTAATATATTCGGACACGTAGACGCGGGGTTTGATGGGGAGTGTACGGGAGCGCTTACGATATGCGCGGTTCGTAAGGATAAGCGAATACAAGCGCGTGGCGAAGTATTCCTTGAAAACGTAAAAGACCGCGTGAACTGGATAGCCGACACGTGCCGGAAATACAGGGTACAAGAAGTACTCGTTGAAAGCAATCCTGATAAAGGGTATACAGCGGAGTTACTACGCAAGCAGGGGTTGAAGGTGTTCTCATACCACGAGGACATGAATAAGCACAATAAAATTACATCTTACGTAAAGTATCATTGGCACGATTTATTGTTTGACTGTGATATTGAACATACGGATTATATGGCGCAGGTACAGGAATACGCGCAAGGCGTAAAGCCTGACGATGCAATTGATAGCTTAGCAAGTGTATTAAGATTAAGATATACAAATAAAGGAAATTGGAGAACGTTATATGAATGGTGAGAAAAAAATTAAATGTCCATATTGCGCTAAAGACATTGAAGGGAGTACCCAAAAGAATGGAAGTGCGCGGGAAGTTTACAAATGTACGTGCGGAGTTGCGGTTATACACGTGCTTACAGAAAATGAAGTATTGAAAAATCAAAAGAGAGAGGATAATAATGGCTAAATTGCTACACAACGACGGTGCGTGGGTAAACCTACTTACAAAACTAGGCATGAGGGGTAGGGATAAACGCGAAAGTATGGAAATAGGGAGTGCGAAGTATTTTGACGATTCTTTTTTATCGCAATTGTGGGTCGCAAACGGACTGGGGAAAAAGATAGTAAAAATTCCTGTTGATGATATGGTGCGAAACTGGATACATCTTGAAAATGACAAAGACGGGAAAGTATCAGATGAGATGGAACGAATATCATTAGAACAGAAGGTATGGGAGGCGCTAGTATGGGCACGTTTATATCGCGGCGCAATTCTTGTAATGGGAATACAAGACGGCGGGGAATTGAATACGCCCCTACGAATGAACGCGATACGCGGGATAGATTGGGTGAAGGTATATGGAGCAAATCGCTTAACTACGTTAACAACAGGGGATATAGTTGACGACCCTGCAAGCCCTTATTTTGACGATATAGAAGTTTTCCCAGTTACAAAATTAAACGGGGAAACGATATATGTACACACTACGCGCTGTTTAGTATTTAAGGGTGAACCCGCACCGATGGACGCTACTATAACGAGTGATTTCAAAATTCGCTATTGGGGTATGAGTGTGATACAAAGTATATATGAGCAGCTAGCGGATTTAGGTGCTGTTATGGGTGGAATGAGTAATTTATGTCAAGAGTTCGGTACGGGCAAATACACCCTAAGTAATCTTACAGAACTGCTTGCTTCGCAGGATGGAATGAATCAAATATATAATCGCATGGAGATTATTAACGCTGCTAAGGGCACATTAAGGGCGGTGTTGCTAGGCGAGAATGAGCGTTATGAACAAACAAGCCCTTCGTTAGCGGGCGCACCGGATATGATAGACCGTTTTATGCTTATGTTAAGCGCGGTATCGGAAATACCAGCGACGCGCTTATATGGGCGGAGTCCCGCAGGGCAAAACGCGACGGGGGAAAGCGACGAACAGATATACTATGATAGAATTGACAGTATGAATAAAACAATGCTAAGACCGAAATTACAGCGCGCTGCTGATATTATAAATGTCTATACGACGAAGCAAGACAAAGACAAGCCTCGTGTGATTATGAATAAATCCGAAACTACCTCGCCAAAAGAAGACGTTGAAATGCGAAAAACACAAGCGGAAACAGATAATATTTACATTATGAATGGCACATTAACCGCTGAAGAAGTAGCGGAGAATAGATTTCAAGGGAGTTATTCACACGATACTACGATTGAGGGTGTGTAAAATGAAAGATGTATATTGCCCATTGTGTGGCTTACTGATGCCTACGGACAGAAAAGCCCCATGTAATTTTTGCGGGTTTATACGAAGCAAAGGAAAGTAAATGGCAAATAATAATATGCTATTTCACGAGGCGCTTACACGGAGGCGGTCTAACTTAAGCCCCCGTGCAAGGAAGCAAAGCAAGAATCCCGCAAGGGGCATGGTTTGGCTATTCCCCCATGCAATTGAAAGACAATACGCACGGGAACTGCGTACGTTTTTAGATTTCTTGTCTGAGTTTACTATAGCGCGTATTGTGCCACGATTAGAAGAGTGGGTAAATGAGATGATACGCGATGATGCGTTCGGTGATGAGTTTGCGATACTTATGAATTTAGGTGTATCAGCATTTAACAATACGCAATTCCAAAAATTTATAAGGGCTTATATTGACACGCCATGGTATGCGCAAACGGAACGGCTTAACGAAGTGTTAAAAGTATGGGGAGACACGAACCTTGATTTGATAAAAACCTTACCGCAAGAGCATATACGTAGCGTAAATCGAGTAGTAAGGGAAGGAGTATTACAAGGTAAAAAATGGACTGATATACGTAATGAAATAGAAATAGAAAACAAGAAAATTACGCGTGCCCGTGCGAACTTGATAGCAAGAGACCAGATAGGGAAATTAAACGGGCTGCTTACAGAGGAGCGTATGAGCGATGCTGGTATATCTATGTACCGATGGAGCACGGCACGGGATGAGCGTGTACGTGGTAGAGAAGGAGGACGTTATCCAAACGCGCGTCCTTCACATTGGGCGATGGAAGGTAAAATTTGCCAATGGGACAATCCAGCAGTGTATAGCGATGATGGTGGCAAGACGTGGAAAAACCGAACTGGAAAAATGCCTATAGTACATCCGGGAACGGCGATACAATGCCGATGTACCGCAATTCCCTTTATGGACGAGGTTATTCAAGAGATAGATAAAGAGATAGCGAAGGGGTGATTTTGTGAGTGAAAAAGAAGTACGTTTAATCATGGAAATTACAGGGAAAACAAATTTAAGTATAGAAGATGTACTACTTTTTATAAAGCACGAAGTAGCATTAGGGGAACGCTTAGGAAATCAAAATCAAATTCTAAAAGCGATGTATGAATTGCTAAAAAAAGAGCGAGGTATATAATGGCAAAAGTAGAAAAGATATTATTACATCATGTGGAAGAAGAAATAAACGGGCTTGATTATGGCAGCGTAACGATTGAGGTACGCGGCGGGCGTGCGGTGGACGTGGTAACAGAACGTCGCGTAAGGTTTGAAAAAGAAAAAACGCATAGTGCAAAGGAAAGTCAAAATATTGAACGTAATGTAAAACGGGAAGGGTGATACACAAAAATGAAAACTTCGGATATAAGGATAAAGGACGTTATCGACAAAGTGCTAACGCACGGCATAGACGAAGCCGCGCGGATGGAAAATATTTCAAAAGATACAGTACGCAGATATATAGATGAGTACAGAGCGCGCTCCCTTGCTACAGACGAAGAAGTAATTGCTTTACATCTTAAAAATTCACGGGTTTTACAAAAGTATAAAGATAACAAACGCATCGAAGGAAAAGTGAAAAGGGAAGATGCTCGCGTTTATAATGCCGTATCAGAATATCAAGAAAAATTAATTGAACATCTAAAAAACTACAATCTCAAAGCACAAACAAAAAAACACAAAGTACCTAAGCGGTCAAGTGCGGGAATTGTACAAATAAGCGATACTCACTTTAACGAGTTGATTGACATTGAAGGAAATCAATATGACTTTGAAATCGCAGGGAAGCGCTTATCTTTATTCGCAGAGCATATAAAATCAGTATTCACGACATATAGAGTTAAAAATATTTTACTAGCCTTTACTGGGGATTTACTTAATAGCGATAGACGACTTGACGAGCTACTTTCACAAGCGACGAACCGCGCAAAGGCGAGCATTATATCAGTTGACCTATTAAGGCAGTTTATACTTGATTTGAACACGCAGTTTAATATCAACGTTGTTAGTGTAACTGGGAATGAAAGCCGAATGGGAAAAGAACGCGGTTGGACCAAAACCGTGGCAAGCGATAACTATGATTACACAATTCCCGCAATCTTAAAACTTTTATTTGAAGGGAGCAAGGGTGTTGTTTTCGGTGAAATAGACGAAAACGAAGCCATAGTAAAAATTGCAGGGAAAAATATTCTTTTTACTCACGGTGAAAGTATAAAAGGAAAAGTTGCAACCACGGCACAGCAGACCATAGGGCGCTACGCGCTGAAAGGCATACAGATTGACCACATCATACACGGGCATTTACACGCTGCCCACTTAG